AGACACGGCCACGAACAATCCAGGCCGGGGTTCCAGCCCTCGGCCACGCGCCTCTCGCAGACGGAGCGCAGGTCCACCTGGTGATAGAAGGCGCCGACCCCTTCCTGGAACCCGGTCACCTGGAGCCCGACCATCAACAGCACCATCTTCGCCATCATCGTTGGATAAGGCATGACTATTCCTGGCCCGGCCGGGGATCAGTGAACACATCCCTCGGCAGATCCTTTTTCTGCATCCGCGTAACATTTCTCACTAGCGAGGCCACGAACCGCCAGTCTAGGCGGGTTGCCTCCAGACGCGGCGCCTCCTTCAGGATCTCACTCTGACCAGTTTCGTATACCACCAGGAGGCCACAATCTTTGGGGATTTCCATTGGCGCGATCAGCCCACGAGGTGCGGCGAAGTAGAAATAGTCGCTCACCTCCATGGCAGGTATTCTCTTGTCTGGATCCATCTTCTCCGCCATGAAGTCCGATCGAGAGACCTTGATCTCGTAGGCTATCTTGCGGAAGTTCTCAGATGGGTAGCAGTTCAGCGCGTAGGCATCGATTTGTTGAAGGGCCTTGGCCCGAATCCACTTATGGCGATCCACCCGTGTTCGGTAATCGTATCCCGTGCCGATACGCAGTTCCCTCACCAGGATCCACTCCGGTAGTTGATGTCTGCGCTTGATCGCCTCGTAGACCTCATCAGCATTCATGATCTATGATTCCTCGGGCCGGAGCAGGTGCCCCACAGCCTCCTCCGGCCCCACCGCCGGACGCCTAGGACATTCCAGCGGCGATTACCTTCCCCATTTCTTCCACCGCTCCACGATTTGCTTCGGCGTCAGCTCGCGATGGTGCATACATCGCTTCGCCGTGCACTGTTGGCAGTAGACTTCTCGCTTGCTCTGCCCCCTCGGTATCGGCCGGTGAGAGAAGCCCACATCCATGCAGGCGTACTCGCTGCCATCGCTTCGCTGCGTCCGTGGTCTCTCCCCCTCCGCCTCCTCCACGATCGCCCTCACCCTGTCCAGCAGCTCGGCCTTCTCCCTCTTGGTCCGCACCCACGCGGCTTTGTTCCGCTTCGTCGTGCACTGCCTGCAGCGGTGCTGAGAGCGAGCGAACTCGGAGCGTGCCTTCCAGTCCTTGCACCCGCCGCAGTACCTCCTGCCCAGCGCTTTCTGCTCTGCGACGAACCGGCGCTCCTGCGCCACCCTCTCCGCAGCCTGTCGCTTCCACAGAAGCCGCTGCCTTGGCGGTTGCCCGTTGCGCGACGACCTCACGCTTCTCTCCTCCACGCCGGCCTTCCGTAGGGCCGCCATGACGCCGCAGTGCGAGAGGTCAAGTAGGGCGACGGCCTCAGTGGTGGTCATCCATCCCGCGGGATCCCAGGCGGCCTCCTGGCTCATCCGTCCTCTTCCTCGAGCACAGCGTCTTCGGCGATCTCATCCACCAGCTGAGCCTCCAGCTCGGCCTCTTCTTCCGTCTCTTTGACGAACTCCCACGTGCTCTTCTCCCCTGTGATGGGATTCATCAGCTCGTCCGACCGGTTCCAGTCTGTCAGAACCGGGTTCCTCACACAGGTCAGGAGCGCCGCGAGCTGCTTCCGATTCAGCGCCCCCGAGCGCAGATATTCCATGCTGGCCTTTCCGCTCTTGCACGGTAGCCAATGACCCATTGCTCCATCGCCCGCGACCTTACCCAGCCAACCGAGCAGGATCTCCTCAAAGCAGGCCTGATCGATTTCCGGGATCCGGCTCGCGTCCTTCAGCCCGAAGGCCGAGCAACGCGGAACAACGATCTCCCCGCTCTGCCAAAACGCCGTGGCCACGTACTTCGCCTCCTCGAGCCCGCACTGTTGCTTCTGATCGGGGCCCCGGAACTGGAGACAATGCTCACAGGCCTGGGCGAGCCAATGCCCACAATCCACGCCCTCCGACAACTGCCGATCGTAGAAGGCCCGCAACCCCTCCAGCATGGCCACTGTCTCCTCGAGATCCTCCTCCTCATCCTCCTTGAGACTCCGCTGTCTCACATCCTTCAGCGCGAGGATGTAGCAAGAAACGTCGGTACACCACCGGCCGTGGTCCACGCAACCCCGGCATGTCTCTTGGGCATCAGGGTACGGCAGCCGCACCGCATCGATGGCGATCAGGCAGTGCGTGCAGGTCTTCGTCTCCGGTTCGCCGCAATCTCGCCAAAGACCCTCTCCGGCGAACAGGCACTTCTCGCACTCCCTGCCGTTCTCCAGTTGCCAGTCCTCCAACTGCTGCGCTTTCTGCCCACACGCCTTGGCGAAGCGATCCATGCCCCAGTACCCTGCCAACGCCGGCCGCTGCAACATGTAGGCTTTGCTCAGCGCCACCAGGACGTGCCCTCTCTTCTCCTGCGGGACGGCTTCCAGACAGCCATCCATCATGGCCTTGACGTTGATCCGCTCCGGAGACCACGGTTGGTCATCCGGCAGGTCCCAGTATGCTGGGTCCGCGGCCGCCGCGATCTCTTGAATGATGCTGGTGGCCTCCCTGGTCGGCCTGCCCTCGATGTGCTTGGCCACGGCCGCCTGATAGGAGGCCGGCAGTTGCGCCAGCTTCCTGGCCACGCTTTCCTCTACCGCACGCGCGGTGACCTGCTCCTGCACCTCGGGCGCCAGGTCCAGCAGCCTGATCTTGTCACTGACCCATTGCTGGCTCTTCCCATAGATCTCGGCCAGTTTCTTCTGCGTCAGGCCTTGCTGCTCGATCAGGGCGTGCAGCGCCTCCGCCAGCTCGAGTGGGTTCAGGTTCTGGTGGTAGAGGTTGTCGGCTACCACCATTTGCTGGAGCCGGTACATCCAAGCGGGATCATTATCCTCAGCCCATTGCGCCCCATTGAGCTGTGTTATCTGAACCAGTTCGATCCCGGCCTCCCTGGCAGCAGCGACTCGCCGATGCCCATAGACCAGTTCCCACTCTCCATTCTCATTGAGAAATACGCCCGGCGGGTTGATCACGCCGTGCTCCTTCACCGAGGCCACGAGCTCGTCGAACTCGGGCCCGCTATAGCCGTCCTGGCGTGTCTGCCAGCGGCTGTCTACGATCTCCGCCACGTGAACTTCCACAGTCTCACTCATCTCTTCCTCCTCGGTCTCGTCATCCTCTCAATCCTATCCATGGCGAGTTTCCAGCACTTAGACGAACAGACACTCCAGCCCTTTCCCGACTGCGGCGATGACATTGTGCTAGTCATCTCACCTGCGGCGATGGCGTCGCTCAAAAGCCTCTCGCAAATGACACATTTCCGCGTGTCTTCTGGATTCATCTGACCACCTCCGGCTCGATGTACTCGATCTCTTGTTTTGGCATCGTCCAGACGATCTCACAGTAGCATGATGTGCATTCGTTGAATTCACCCGCCTTCGGCCCATCCTCACCCCAGCAATCCTGCATCGCCTCCTCGCCACAATGGCCGATGCAGGCCTGACGAATAACCTGCGGCGGAAAAGCGATCCAGGTCTTTTCATCCTCGCAACGTTGAATGCCCACTAGCTCTGCCATCACGCCACCTCCGGCTCCAGCCACTGCAACTCCAGGCTCCGATTCGTCCGGCGGTATTTCTGGATCCCCGCCAGCTTCCTCCAGTACCTGCGCGCCAGGTGCCAGTGCGCCCCCCGGGTTCCGAACTGCTTCAGCTCGCCGAAGCGCCGCACATCTCCCACGTTGGCGATGTAAGTTTGGTTCTCATCCCGGCAGCAGAAGTGGATCTCATCGATGCCCATCCGAGACATCTTCTCGAGCACGCACGGCGCGATCCCCCAGGCGTCCAGATCTCTCATCAGGTCCCAGTGGACCGTTACGTCGTTGACGTAGGCATAGTAGCCGGCGCCGTCCCGCACGTGGACCCAGATGAACTTGCCCAGGGTGATCTGCCTCTGCAGCCCCGGCTCGTGCGTGATCAGCAGGCACTCTACCGGCCTCGAGCGAGGAATCATGCCAGCAATCTGATCAGCACCCATGCCGCCCCCGCGATCTCACACACCAGCAGCCCCAGCACGATGAGACACCCCAGCCAGCTCAGGTCACCCTTGGTTTCCATCTCAGTGCCTCACGAACTCCTTGTACCGTCCCTGGATGTACCGATACCGATCGTCCGGGTCCGGCTGGACGTCGGGGATCTCCCATCCTCCTCCGACGCATTTCACCACCCAACCCGTCCCCAGGATCCTGCCCTGCGCTGCCTCTCGGGCTCGGTACTCCATTACGGTCTCCAGATATTCCGGTGTGATGTGCTCCTCTCTGGCCAGCCTCTTCACCACGTCACCGACGAGCCCCATGCCCCGCAGCAGTTCCTCGTTCCGCTGGATTCTGTCAACGTCACCCTGATTACAATACTGTTGTTGTTGTGACTCTTCTGTTTCATCAACAGCAACAACATACTTATTCTTAATAGGGTGACGTTGTAGAGCGTCACCTGAGTGCAAAGAGGTGACGCTGGGGGCGTCACCTGAATCGTGGCGTACGAGCAGATATGTTCTGTATCGCCCCTCGACCCGTCGCCTCTCTACCAGGCCGTACTGCGCCAGGTCGCTGAGCCTCTGTCTGATCCCCCTCGGGCTGATGACCTGTCCTTCCAGGTCGCTGAGTGTCTGTGATAGCTGCTCGTAGGTCTCGTTCAGCCACTCATATTGGTGCGTCCACGCTAGCGCGTAGAGTACCAGGTAAGTCCACCTCAGGTGAATCGGCACGTCCGACCGTCTCAATGCCGCCGTGGGATAGAGGGTGTACCTGGTCGGGATCATAGGCCCTCCAGCCTCAGTTGCTCGGCGATCACTTCCTGCTTCGCCTCGATGTATCTCACCCGCAGATCGCTCAGCCAGTCCCACAGTGAGAGGACCGCCTCATCCTCCTCATCGCCCATGGTGATCAGCAGGGCCCCGCTCCCGTTCTCCGCCATGAACCGGCAAGGGATGCCCATCTCCTCCAGAGCCTTGAGGAAGGCCAGCGGCATCTCCTCGCTGTACGGCAGGCGGAGCTCAATCTTTCCGCTCATCACGCTCCTTGGGCTTGGGCTTCCTCTTCGCCTTCTTCCTCTCGGTCCTTATCAGCTCGAAGAAGTCTCCCTGCTCGTAGTACAGGCTGCGTATCCTCTTCGTCTCGCTGAAGAGGTCATCGATGTACTTGCCGGCCTTGATAGTGACCTTATCCGCTGGGTCGCCCTTCGCATCGATGAAGGCTTCTGCATAGCGGCAGGTCATCATCACTAGTTCCAGGAAGTCGATCGCTGCCCTTGTACTGGCGCTCCATGCACTCATCACCGCTCCTCAGTGGGGGACACCAAGGCACTTCTCGCTTCCAAGAGGGGGCGGCTCTGTAGCGGGCCTCCCCGGATGGGCGGATCTACAGGTTCCCGCCCCCTCATCTCTCTCAGCGCCGCCCCGCCGTCTAGCCAGCGCCTTGACATGGCCCACACTGGCAGACCACGTCCTCGGCTTACGTCACGAACGGGGCAGCGTTTTCCATCTCAGAACGGCAGATCCTCATCCTCTCCGTTACTCGTCTCCACGTAGGGCTCTCGCTCGAGCAGCGAGTTGTCCATCTGCTCTTCCTCCGGGCCCCAGATGTCCTGCTCACTGATTCTCTCCATGGCCGGCAGCACCACCCTACCCGCTTCGACCTCTTCCATCCACAGCGGGTCCAACTCCAGCTCCGGCGTGTAGACCTCCTTGATCAGCCTGTTCTCCACCTTGCCCCTGACTCTGACCTTCATCCACATCTCTTCGGGGCCCATCAGGTTGAGTAGCCACCTCGCAGGATAGGCGATGGTGGGACGTCCCAGCCGTAGTCTGATCCACTCGGCTCCGGTTTTGAGCTGCGAAATCAGATCACGCATCGGGTTCCAGTGGAAGGTTAGCTGATAGCAGCCGTGGCGAGTGATGCCCTCGATGGCAAACCGTAGCCGTCCTGTCGGCCGGCAGCGCCCCGGGCCGTAGCGGGGGCATTCCATATAGAGACATCTCAACCCATTGGTGCCGATCCGCTCCGCCGTGCCATAACCGTTGCCGTCCTGCCACAGCTGCGCGAGCCCCATCTCCTCTATCACGCTCCAACGTGCTACCGCACCGTACACCACTGGGGTCATAGCGTAGTCCTTGGCCACGTGGCACCTGTACAGCACCTTCTCCCCATCTCCCATGCAGACGACCTCGCCATTGCCCATGAAGAGCATGGCGTGATGGGGGATCACGTCCTCAAAGCGCTCCATATCGAAGTGGATCCGGAGTTGCCTGGGCTGATCTTCCCCGGTGGCCACCTTCACGTCGTCGGGCACCACAAAGTAGGGTGTGGCCTTCGGTGTAGTCACCGGCTTGCCATCCCTCACCACGTGCTCCCCTTTCTTGTCCAGCACCGGCACGGTTATCCCCATGCCCACTCGCCCGATCACCTTGGGCCGCAGCCTCTGTTCTGCCACTTGTTTGATTGTCATCTTGCCTCCTGCATCAATTCCTCCGCCGCCTTCATCAGCGCTTCTCGCTCCTCCGGCGGCTTGCCGTTGCTGCCAAACCAGGCATCCAGGAGCTCCAGGGGGTTCATCTCCTGGTAACTCAGGCCATCCAACCTGGTCCTGGTCTCCCGGTCGATCTGCTTCACCACCGTGGCCCTCAGGGCGCCTTCCAAGGCCTTGTGTATCGCGCCCTCGTCCAGCAGCGCCGCCGCTTGCGCCGTCCCTTCGATGATCAGCCGCACCACCGCGCCGTCGATCTTGTTCTCCATGATCGACTGGATCACCGCATTGGTGGGATCCGTCCCGTCCAGATGGACCTGAATGGTCTGGAACCTCCGCACTGGCAGCGGCACGAACTCCACCTCGGTATAGGCGCCGTCCCCGAACAGTTCGTCGCCCTGGTGCTCGGCGAGGTTCACCACCACAAAGCCCTTCTCCTCCATCTCCTCGCCGAAGTCCAGCCGCTCGATGCTGCCCGAATAGATGACCGGGGGGTCATCATGGAGCCGTTGGAACTTGTGGAGGTGCCCGAGGGCCACGTAATCGAACTGTGGAAGGGCCACCGCCTCCAGGGGGATCACCACGTCGCTGCCCAGCATCACGCTCCGCTCCCCGCCAAAGGCCCCTCCCTCCACTGTGAGGTGAGCGGCCAGGATGGCGGGCAATCCCGGCTGCAGCCCGAGTGCCAGCCGCCCGATGGTCTCACTAACGGCCTCTGCGATCAGCCTGTTGACCTCCTCCGCCGGCAGGCCAGCCACCTTTTCCGATGCCATCAGCTTCTGCCGGGTGGGCCAAGGGATCCCGACCACCTGCACCGATCCCGAGGTCGTACCGAGGTGAATGATCTTGGGCCGATCAATGATGGAGACTCCCTCCACAGCCAGGGTCTCCAGGATCTCCGCCGTATTGGCTTTGGCCGGATCGCCGGGCAGGTCGTGGTTCCCCACGATCCAGACCAGCGGGCATCTCTCGGCCATACTGGCGATCCGCTGGGAGAGTTCCCTCACCAATGTGGGCGTCGGGTTCCGGGTCTTATAGCCATCGCCCGCGAAGATCACCAGGTCCACGGCGTGGCTCTCCACGTACTCGACTATGGCATCGAGCGACTTGAGAAAGTCCTCCAACCTGGTGCTCAGGCCGGTGTCCGGCACGATGGGCCCGCTGTCATCCGCGCCCAGGTGCGCGTCAGCGAAGTGCAAGATCTTCATGCCGTTGGCTCCTTCCTTTTCCGCTTCAGTTCCCGGATCGGGGTGAGGCCGGGATAGCAGATGGCCACCTGCAGGGCGCAATCCATCAGCGCCTCGTCCTCCGAACCATCGTGGATGCCCAAGCGAGGCAATTCCATGCTCTCGCCTGTCGATCGGAGTGTGGCAGTGATGACCCGGCGTGTAAATTGACGTTCCTCGGCGTGCAATTCGATGATATGACCAGTCGGGGCCCGGTAGGTGAAGTAGTTCCTTAATTCCCGTTCATCCATCGTCAATACCTCAATTCACGCTTATCAGGCTCCCCGCCGGACCTTTGACCACCTCGATCCGGTTCGGGAACGCCTCTCTCAGCTCCTCGATGTGCGTCACCACCAGGATCAGCTCGAAGTCGCCGGCCACCGACTGAATGGCCTCCACCAGCCGATCTCGGCCGCTGGCATCCTGGCTCCCAAACCCCTCATCCATGATCAGCGTCTGCAGCCGGGCCCCGGCTCTCCGCGCCAGCAGCTTCGAGATGGCGATCCTGATGGCGAAGTCCAGCCGGAACCTCTCGCCTCCACTGAACAGGTCGTAGCTCCTCACCCCCAGCTCATCGCTCACCTGGATGTCCAGTGTCTCGCTGATGTCACCCTTCTTCGTCTCCCGTTGGCTCTCGAAAGCCACGCTCATCCGCCCATCGGTCATCCTGGCCAGCAGCTCATTGGCCTGCTCCTCGATCTCTGGCAGCACCGTCTCGATGATCATCGCCTGGATGCCTTTCTTGCCGAAGGCGGTGCGGAGCTGGTCGTACATCGCCTTGCTGCGGGAGGCCTCCTCGAACTGCTGCTCGAGCTTCTCCTTCTCGCCGGCCAGATACCGGCAGTGCTCGATCTGCTGCTGCGCCGCTCCCACTCGCAGGTTGGCCCGCGAGAACTCCTCAGCCAGGCGGTCTACGGTGCCTTGCAAATCCTGTTTCTCCCTGATGATCCGATCCATCTCCGCCATTTCTGCCCGCAGCGCATCCCGTTTGGCCGAGAGTTCAGCTACTGCTTCTTCCAGCCTGTCCGCTTCCGCCTGCCACTCAGCAATGCGCGCCTGCCTCATTGCCTGGTATCGAGCCTTGGTTTCGTCGATGGCCTGCTGGAGCTTGGGGACACGCTCTCGCCATTCTGCGAGTTGATTCTCTTCTGCCTCCAGTTTGGCCAGGCGGCCCACCAACCCTGTTTCCTTGGCCCGCAGCTCCTTCTGATTTGCCAAGTTCATCTCAATGGCCCGTAGTCGGCTCTGGCAACTGGCTATCTGGCTATCGCGCTGCTCGATCCGTTCCTTGTTCTGGCGATATTGCGCGGCCTTCTCTTCACCCTCGCCCTGCTTGCCGGCCAGGATCTCCGCACGGTGCTCTTCGCTCAGCTCAGAATGACAGAGAGGACAGGTGCCCCCCAACCCCTGGAGGGTCTTCATCTCCTCCTTCAGGGCGTCCATGTCCTCCCGCAGGTTACTATTGGTAGCCGTCAGGGTGGCCCTTTCCTCTGAGAGCGTTGCCCTTTCGCCCTCCTCTATCTGCCTCTTGTCTTCGAGGTCAGAGAGATCATCCAATTGGCACCTTACATCCCTCAGGAGTTTCTTGGATTTCTCCATTGCCTGCGGATCCAGGCGAGCGATCCGCGCCTCGACCTCTTCCAGCTCCTTTTGGTACTGCACGGATTGATCGACCGCCGAGTGAAGTTCCTCGCCCAGGGTTTCATCCGCATTGCTGATCTTCCTCTGGATAGCCCCTCGCTCCGCTATCTTTTGCCGACCCTGGTCCTCGATCTCGACCAATGATGCCCGTTTCAAGGAAAGCTCGGTGGCCTTTTCTTTCACTGCGCTGAGGGAATGTTCAGCCTCTTTCAATTCCCCCTGGAGCCTGTCCACCTCTGAGGCCGCAGCATTCAGGTTGGCCTCGTGATCCGCCTGGCGCTCGAGTTCCTCCGTCATCTGCTCTGCCCGGGCCTGGATCCGCATCACCTCCGCTTCGGCCTCCCTGGCCTTCGCCTTGGCCCGCTCCTCGAGTCCGTCCCATAGTCCCAGGTCCAGGATCTCGCCCAGGATCCGCTTTCTCTCGCCCGGCGGCTGATTGGTGAACTCATCGGCCCTACCCTGGAGAAGGAGTGCGGAGTTGATGAAGAGGTGGTAGTCCATGCCGATCGTGGAGTCGATGATCTCCTGGGTCTCCTTGATGGAGTCACCTGTCATCGGCTTCCAGTGGCTGTTGCTCTCTACCTGGAACTCCAGGGTGGAATTCCCCCGGCCGGCGCTGTCCCTCTGGCGGATGACGCGGTACTCCTGGTCCCCGAGCTGGAAGTCCAGGCGGACCTCCATCTGCTCCTCGCCCAGGTGGATCAGCTCATCATCGCGCCGGGCTCGCGCCTTGCCCCACAACGCCCATGTGAGCGCGTCGATGATCGCCGACTTGCCGTGACCGTTCTCGCCGGCCAGACACGCCAGGTGCAGGCCCGAGAGGTCCAGCTCCGTCGGTTGGGCGTAGGGCATGAAGTTGGTCATGCTCAGCCGTGTAGGTCGCATCTTCTCCTCCCAGAGAAACTATTGGCCCTCTCTAGTGTTCAAGGCAGAGCCAGAACCACTGTGACCAAATCCGGCCCACTTTGTTGCTGAACAGAGTCCACCTGTGCCAAGTGGTCCGTCTGCATTTGATGCAATAGGTTCGGTACATCATCTCCTCCTATAGAAACTAGCAAGCGCAGGACCGCCCGTCCGATCTCCTCGTCCGTCGCCTGCGCCGTGATCGTCAAGCCGGGGGCGCGGTCAGAGCCGCCGCTAACTCCAACCGCGCCCCGTCCAATAGTGTATACAGGCTCAGTGCCCGTCAATTCTTGGCCCTTACCTACCGATCGGGACATGGATCCCCAGCAGCTCCAGCACGGTCCAGATCACCAGGACCGCCATGATCAGCCCGGCCATCACGTTAGTCCCCCTCTGAATGTCGCTCACCGTTTCCTCCATCCCCGCTGAACACGTCCGGCCAGAGCCTCAGCATGGCCATGATCACCTTTGCCCCTGGCTGCCGTTTGCCCGAGTACAGCAAGCTGAGGTGCGGATGGCTGATCCCCAGCAGGGCCGCGAAGTCCTGCTGGAGCTCGATCCCCAGCTCACTCTGCTTCTCCCTCAGCAATCCCACTACGTCCATCGGTAGAACACCTGTACGCTCGCGCACTCCCTTTTTCCGTTAGTATTATACCCCAGACTTTTACCGTTGTCAAGTAGCCACAGCAAACTTTAAGGTTCCTGGGGCTTTTCAATGCCCACAAGCGGCAGTAAATCGCCTATAATAAAATAAGACTTCGACGGCGCTTGACCATGGCACTTGGACCGACCATCCGCAGGTTGCGGCAAGAACGACAGCTGCAGATCAACGAACTGGCGATGAGGCTCTCGCGACCCGATCCCTCGTACCTCGGAAAGATCGAGCGCGGAGAAGTTCCGAATCTGAGTTCTGAATTGATGGCTCAGATCGCGATGGCCCTCGATGTCAGCATAGACTATCTCTACATGGAGGCGGGAGTTCTCCCGGCCGACCATGACCCGGGTGAGCTTGATTCCACGGAACGCGACTTGATCAGAGCCATCCGTGGCATTGGGTCTCCGAGCGTCCGGCAGCGAGTGCTCGAGCAACTCACCTGGATCGCAGAGGTAGCCAGGGATGCGGACCTGGCCCGGCAGCCGCGTTTGAAGTTGGCGGCAGAGGAGCACGAAGAGTATCAATCAAAGCAGCAAAGTGATGAATAGATGTCAGCGAATGGCCCAGATCTTCTCTCCAGGGGAATAAACGCCGTCAACGAGGGTCGAGCCTCCGAGGCCCGAACGCTTCTCATGCACTTACTACAGACAGATGAGCGCAATGAGAGAGCTTGGCTCTGGCTCAGTGCCGTCGTGGATACAGATGCCGAGCGCATGAACTGTCTGGAGAAAGTGATCGCCATCAACCCCGATAATCAACACGCCCTCCGGGGTTTGGCTGCATTGCGTCAGCGACAGGCGACCATAGCAGCACCCAGCCCGGAGGCCCCAACACCATGGTATTTCTCGACAACGACCCTGGCTCTTACGTTTCTGTTTTGCACTCCGGTGTGGGCACTGCTGACTCTGGCCGACCGTCGCCATGGCAGGGGGACAAAGATCTTCGCCGGTCTAGTCGCAGCCGCATATCTTGCGCTCGGTGGTTATCTGATACTGTATGCAACACAGGGCGCCCAATTCACGACTCTGGTCGCGGGACCGGGAGACGTGCGTTTCGGCTCCGAGATACATGAGTCCACGGCAGGGGTCTCGCTGCGGGGCGAGAGTATGCATTTCGCCGATGGGACACCCGGCGATCAGGTAGCGTGGATCGCATCCCTGGACGCACCCGCGCGCACGACCAACTTGAACATCGTGCTTTCAATGGGCACCGCAGCCGGGGGCGAGGCAGTCATCGCCAGCAACCCACTACAGTTGGCCGATCCTGGATACGACACCATCTATGGCATCCTCTCACCGGCGTTGTATTTCACCGCTGGCACTTATACTCTGCGACTTATGTCAGGCGATTCCATTCTCGCCCAAGGGCAGTTCAATGTGCCTTGACTTCACCGAGCGCTCGGTAAAATCATCCCCCTCTCCCCCTGCGGGAGAGGGTTGCGGTGACGGGTAATGCGCTGCGTGATCTGGGCCGCCGTCAGTTCCCCCGGCCAGGCCTCCGAGGAGAAGGACTCTATCCCCTCTCAGATCGAGGCCGCCCGCGAGCTCATCCAGCGCAGCGACGGCTGGCACGAGGTCCAGGAGCCGCTCGTCATCCCCGGCCACTCCAGGAGCTACATCTTCCTCGCCGATGCCGCCGCCGACATGCCTGTGTACACAGACCTCATGCAGTTGGCTCGTCAAGGCGAGATCGATCTCCTCGTCTGTCGTGGACGTGATCGTCTGGGCCGGACCGATGCGCTGATCGCCCAGATCGAAGAGTACCTGGCCTCCTACAACGTCCAGGTGCTCTCCCTCTCCATGCCCACCAAGATTCAGGAGCCGGGTGAGTTCGCCGCCAAAGGGAACCGGCCGGCGATCTGGATGCGGAGCATCGAGAGAGCCAAATCGCAGGACGAAGTGGCGGAGCTCAGGGCCAGGCACCGCATGGGCATGAGGAAGCGCATCAAGAGCGGCCTCCATGCCAGCAAGGTGCCCTATGGTTACCGGCTGGGCCCCGATGGCTACGGGGTCCCTCATCCAGCGGAGGCCTCAGTAGTCAGACTCCTGGCCAGGTGGACCCTGGAGGGCCTGCCCTATCGCGAGATGCTCAGGCGGCTGCCTTCTCATGCCAGCGGCCACCATCCCACCAGTGTGACCATGATCCAGCAGGTCCTCCGCAACCCCTACTATCGCGGTGCCGTCGCCTATCACCGCAAGGACCGGAAGACCCATCGCTGGCGCGATCGCTCCCAGTGGCTGGTCGCCCCTGGCTTGCACGAAGGCATCCTCGATGAGGACATCTGGGAGCGCGTGCAAGCGGAGATGGACGCTCGGCGCCGGCAGGGATCCCGGGCCGCCGTAGTGATCAGACCCCTCTCCGGCTTCCTCTTCTGCGCCGAGTGTGGAGAGGGCATGATCATCCGTGGCGGCAATCCCGATTATGGCTATATGTATTATGCCTGCGAGAATTGCGCCGATCGAGACGGCGTGCATCGCAACACTATCCGTGACGACGTAGCGCACCAGGCACTCATCGACTGGCTGCTGGAGAGGGCACTCAAACCCGAACTTCTTGCTGAGGAACTGGATCATCTCAGATCAGCCAATCTCGACGACGCACAAGGAGAACTGCGATCCCTCTCACAGGTTGTGGGCAGCAAGCGCGCGGCCCTCGAGCGATACCGGAGGGACTATGAGGAGGGCTGGCTGGATCGCACCGATTACTATACCAACAAACTCCGGCTGGAGGAGGAACTCGCCGGCGCCGAATCCCGCCTGCTCGAGCTGCAGCGCAGACATGATGCCTTCGACGTCGAGCGGCTGGAGCAGGCGATCAGCGCATTCCCTCCTGAGGCCATCAGGCGTCTGCGTCAGGACTGGCGCCAGCCGGACGTGGCCAGGCCCCTCAAGGCCCTGCTCCGTCAACTGGGCATCAGAGTCGAATGCACAAACTCCTCCCTCTCCATCGCTCTGGCCCGCGCATCATAATGCGCCGCGTCCACCTCTTCCTGAAGCGACTATTCCCGCGCATTGACTGAAACCAAACCGCCCCGGTCTCCCGGAGCGGCTTGGCGGAGGAAAAGATACTACGCGAGCCTTGCGGCTCTCCATTTCGTCAATCGCCTGCTTCCTTGTTCTCGCGCTTCAGGGCGCTGCCCATCTCGTATACCGCCCAATCGATAGTCGCACCGTTTGGGATCGCGCCTACAATGTCGTGGACTAGGTTGCTCCCGAAGCCCGCTCCGACCGCGGTGATGATCAGTCCGCTGTTTCCTGCCAGCGGCAGCCCCACGGCCGGGAACAGATCCAACCCGGCCAACAGGCTCAGGGCGAAACCCGGTATGGCACATGCTACCGCCTCCACCAGGTCTCGGAGTTCCTGCCTGACCTTCTCGCCGAAGTACGGCGTGATCGCCAGGATGATCAGCTTGATGGTGCGCTCGGCCAGCTTCTCGCCCACGAACGCCACGAATGCCACTGCTCCTAGGACTTCCACCTCTCACCTCCTGTATACTTCTTGTCTACGATCGTACACGCTTTGTACTCAGTCACCTTCTCCTCCTCACAATCCAAACCTCCGTCTCACCTCATCCTTGAGTTTCTGCCTCTGCTCCTCCGGCAGATCCAGCCCCTCGATCAGCTCATCCTCATGGTGCCTGGCTGCCGGCACCCCCGCCCTGAATGCGAGCGCATCCCTCAGCGTCGGCAGCAAGACGATCCCTTCCGGCATGTACACACAGGCCGGGCAGAACACCTCCGTCCGATGGTGGAAGGCGCCCAGATCCCGGAATTGATTCTCTGCCGACGTGAAGGCGCCGACCTTGATGTTCCAGCTCCAGCCTCCGAAATCGTAGCCTGCCCTCTCTGATAGACCATAGTGCCAGTACATCTCGGCGCCCGGCTCGTGATCGTGCGCGCCGGCGACCACCTTCGCGGGGAACGTGAGCTGGTATTCCCTGCGGTTGCCGTGCAGCGTGCTCAGGAAAGACCTGTACCGTGCCTTGTGAAACAGGAGATGCGAGAACTCCTTTTCGCCTTCCTCGAACTCCACAATCAGCTTCAAAAGCCCTTTGTTCTCGAAAAAGGCTATGCTCTCGTTCTGGCGATAGAGCCAGCGCAGCAGTTCCTCCCCCGCCACTCCCTGGTCGAACCATGAATCGTGAGTCCCTCCAATCTTCGAGAGCAGTTTCTTCTCGCCTACCAACTCCTGTGTGACGCTGACGATGAGCTGGGCCTGGAGCTCCACCGGGAGGACCTGGCTCAGCACCCATGCCAGATGCCTGGTGCTCCGGCTGTTCTGACGGTTGTCCCCCAGGTCGATCAGATAGGTATTGACCGATCGCAGCAGCATCGCAATCTCGTAGAGCCACCGCGTGTAGCTCGTGGCTTTGTGCCCGAGATGCCAGTCGCCTGAGTAGACCACGATCGGGTATGGATCCCCCGGGATCCGGCGCTCCTGGATGTCCTTGGCGACCTCCAGGGCCTCCATGGCCCCCTGCGTCTCGTTGGCGATCTCGAGCAGTTTCCGCCAGTGGATGGGCTTGGCTGGCTCCTTCTCCTCCAGCCGCGCCATTACCTGCCGGTCGAACTCTGTGACCCCAAAATCGAATGCCGGAGCTGCGCCTTCTTCGGTGATCCCCTCGTCCTGGAGGGTCTTATATCGAGAGCGGATTGTTGATTTCGGTCGCCCCAGGACCTCTGTGATTTGGCCCCACGTCGCCTTCTTGGCCCGCAAGGCGATGAGCTGGCGATCCTGGTCCGTTGTCCATCCCCAGAGTCGGGTCACAAGATCTCAACCTCGAGCTCGATTCCGGTCTCTGCTTCCACTTTCTCCTCCCAGGCCTCTGCCTCACCAGGATAGTCAAACTCGATGCTCACCAGCCGGGATCCCTCAAAGGGACCTCCCGGGCCAAGCCCCTGACCACACCAAGGCCTCCTTCAGCTTCCCGGGGCAGGCCGTGTGCCAGAGTTGGCCCTGCTCATTCACGTACCCCAGGTAGCTGTGAGGGAGCTTATAGAGGCCTCTATACTGCCCCCAACCCTGACCCAGGAACTCCTCCAGGCGGTAAATCAGCAGCCGAAGTGAGTCAAGTTGCTGATTTGAGGGCAACTTGCTCACGAAATCGCCCATGACGGCGACCCCGATCACCTCCGGGTTCAGGTATCCACAATCGTTGACCTCCCAGACGAGGGGCGCCGTGAAGTAGCGCTCTCCCTCCCAGCCGATGACGAAGTGGTAGCCAATGGTGGGCCAGCCCCTCTCGTCGATGTGCATCTTGGCGATCCCCATCGGTGTCTGGGGCCCATTCGACCCGGTGTGATGGACCACGATGCCGTTGATCTGGCCGAAGGTCCTCTTCGGGATCAGAGCCAGCTTGCTGATGGCCTTCACCTCTTCCCGGAGATCGTGCAGAGGGTACGGGTCGCGCCCTACGGCCTCCAGAAGCTCATACGGGACTTCCGGCCCAGGTCCCGGCCCTGGGCCCGGCTCCGGCCCAGGCGGAGGCCCTGGCGGAGGTTCTGGTGCAGCATCTGCATACTGGAAAACGTAGTTCAGTGTGCAGTGCACTGTTCCCATCACCATCCCGATTCCCCGCACCGTCTCCGAGTTCCCACTGACCGCCGCCCAGTGCGGACCACCGCCCTGAGCCGGGTCATATTTCGCGGTGTTCGCCATAGCGAAGCCCACACGACCATCCGGCCCCGTGTTCTGCGAGACCTCCGTCCCTGGCCAACCCCAGCGCACGGCCTGGCTAGGCATGAGCTCCCCGCTCTGGCCCTTCACCCAGATGTCGCAGTTGGCAGGCTCGCAGCGTTCGCGCACCTCCACCACGTAGAAACCGGGCCCCTGGCATGGCGCGATCACCACGCTGTAGGCCTCCAGCAGCTTGCCGGGATCTGTCTCACTTCCATCCTTCAGGTACGCTCTCATCATCACCTCCGGTGTTGGTCCTGGCCCAGGATCGGGCGGCGGCTCCGGTGGCGGAGGAGCCGGCAGTTCCCCTTTCACGTACTGCTCTACGTAGAAGACCACTGGCCTGTGGCTTCCCGGACCTGCATCGTCGCTGTGGCGGTGCTCCTGCCATCCCGTCCACCCTCCGATCCAGAACGTGATCCCCTGCACCTGCGGGTACTGATCGAGCAGCCGCAGGTACGCTACCGTGTCCTCCCCCCGCACATTGTTGTGCGCGGGGTCGATGGAGTTGCCATTTTCCCACTGGATCCCATAGCAGCCCTCCACGATGTAGATCGGCTTGCCCGAGAAATACTTCTCGTACTCCAGGAATCTCAGCCCGTGGGCCCGGTCCGCGTACTGCCCCCGCCTGAATCCATAGCAGTGCACGAAATGGAGATCCAGCCTGTCCAGTGCGTACTGGCAGAGGCTGTTGGGCCCGTAGTAGTACCGACCTTCGGGATCATTGGGGAATCTCACGTCGCGGTTCCCCACGGTCAGATGTGGGCCCCCGATCAGGACGTCCGGCTCCTCGTTCTTGGCCACGTCGATGAAGGTGGCCAGGGCCTTGCCGTACCGCTCGATGTGCTCCAGCTTGTCTCCAAACCCTTCCCCGTAGGGCTCATTGCACGCCCAGGTCGGCATGTTGGGCTCGTTGAACGGCTTGAGCGCGATCTTCCCCGCCGGGATCCCCCTAACCATGCAGCGCCGGGCCATGATCACCGACTCCATGGCGTGGACGCCCCAGCGGTTCGGCTTGGTCCCATCCTCCGGCTGGAAATACTTCCGCAGCACCAGCAAGGGCCGCCCACCGATCTCCCAGAGGCGGACCAGCTTCCCAATCTCGGCTTCGTCCTCCACGATATTGTTCATGGCCAGCAGCGCGCTCAGGGGCGCCCAGCGCTTGACGATGTCTTCATCTGCCGGCGTGATCGGCGAGCAATTGGACAGATGCAACCCCGGTCTCACCTTCTCCTCCTATCCCCCCAGTGACTTGAAGATCATGGCAATCACCGCAGTCCCTAACCCCAGGACCAACGCCAGCAGGATCCCCCAGACTAGCCTCGACAGCGAGGACAGCCTCTCTATGACCATCGCCAGCTCGTGGTTAGCCACGTAGGAGTAGACGAAGGCTAGCTTGGCCAGCTCCCCCTTCGTCTTTCCCTCAGCCAGCTGCTCCGCCTCTTTCACCAGATCGTTATGCTCCATCCCCGCGCCTTTCCCGATCAGCCAACCCTTACCATCATAAACTCTGGACTGTTTGAGGCCGAGCTGTTAATGTTCAAGTTGCCTCCACTCTCCTGATACACCCCAAGCTCTACATAACTGTCTACTGCTAAATTCCATAGGGTTGAGACTGCAAAGCCGGGGAGAATCCCCGCCGAATTAGGCATCCGGAAATCTGTCACTATGTAAGTGGCCCCATCAACGCGAAGGCCCACTCCACGCTGCCCCGTAGCGTTAGCGGCCCAAACCACCGATAGTGAAATCTGGTATTTTCCTGCTGTTCTACAAGTCAGTCGAGAGTTATTGGTAACAGTGTCATGGATGCTGTCCGTGTCCCACCTTTCAGAGTTGAAAGATAACCATGTCCACGTGGCATTCGGAATGGATTGATAGGCATTATGATAGACCCGGCAACTCGGATTGTTCAGGTGAGCATCAAACGGCTCCGCCTCACCGTGGCTGATCCCATTCAGCATCAGGTCATCGATGACCGTCAGATCCCCCACCACCAGGTCCTTGTCCGCCCCCGTGATCGTGCCGGTTGTAGTATCGGGGTCGTATTCCGCCGAATAGACGTTGACCGTTCCTGAAACATTCTTGATAGCGTAGTTATTGACTCCCCCCGCTACGCATACGCCCTGGTGCAAATTGACCGTTCCGCCAGCGAGATAGATGCCGTGGTTGATATTGCCTCCACCTACTTGGTAGCCGTTTGCTAGGATGTGCCCACCATAAAAAGTAGCAGTTCCACCAGTCATCGTAACGGCATTTCCACCACGGTCACCCAAGCCCAGGGCGTCGTTTTCTATTTCACAATCGTAGAATCGGTGTGCACCGTCACTAATATAAACGTCGGAGCCATAGAACCCGTCCACCTCCCACCAGTCTACTCGGATTCTGCAATGGTGAAAGTCTACATTGCCTCCAGTTAGCCGCACAGTGTTCCAGCTCGATGCGTCAAGAGCGGAGGGCCTGCATAGGTGTAGGTTCATAATAGAAACATCAGTCGGCGCGCCAGCGACACATAGTGAAAGATGGTCGGCAAAACCCTCCGCAAGGTTGTGTGTTCCAAAGCCGATAAGGTCTACATAACTTTTAAGTGTTACCGCCTCGAACCCGAGGTCTGGTGCGATTAGTATTGCATATCTGTTGTTCGTATCCGCGTCTGTGATAGCTGCCAGTGCTGCCGTCACCGTCGAGTAATCCCCTCCGCTCTTGGCCACCCACTTGATGTTGCCCCTGGCGTGACCGATCTGGAGGTCCTCATTCCCGCCCCCACTCACCTCCGTGAGGGTGATGGGGCCCTGGGCGGTGAGCTTGTTGATCAGATAGTCCGCCGTGGTATCGTCGGAGCTGACCTTGACTTTCTCGTCAGCCCCTCCGCCTCCAGCCTGGGTCTCGTATCCCAGATCTCCCGAGCCTGTCCGGTAGACCAGCACCTTCCCATCGCCGATCGCGGTGTCGATGACGTCCACGCCCTTGATCTTGTTGGCGTCCTGTTGGTCCGCCAGATCTCCGCTCAATCCTGTGACGCTGATCTCATCCGCACCGCCATCCTGGTGTGTGGAGGCGTGGCTCTTCGGGTCCTGTGGATCAGCCAGATCTCCGCTCAATCCTGTGACGCTGATCTCATCCGCACCGCCATCTTCGTGTCTGCTGGCATGAGGAACCAGGGTCTCAATCCTCTGTACCGGTGTCTTGCCCGTTCCCGAGCCGCCACCCCCGCCGCCCACGTTGAAACCATCGAACATCCACCGCGAAGTCGGCCCACTGCCGATCTTCTTCACGAAGATCGAATCAGCTACGGCGATGCCTTCAATCGGCCTGGCTATCACCTGTACGCCCAGCATCGTCCCTATGTCACACAGGATCGAGCCGTTCGCCAGATTGGCCACGCTGGTCACCACGCCCACCACCGGCTCACGGTAGGCAGCCGCATCGATGATCGCCCTCGCCAGCCGCTCCTGCGATTCTCTTGATGGTCCTTTGTTCTGCATCATGGTAGACCTATAAAATAAGTCTTGTATAGCTGGTATATCGTCATCCACTTCCCGGTTCCGATCTCGGGCCGGAACTCCAGCGACTTCACCGACCAGCAGAAAAGGTCAATAGCGTTATCAAATTCAAAGCTGGCGGGTGCTTCATAGTTCACCGTCGCTGGCTCGTGGAGGTCCAGCACATGATTCAACGGGCATCTCAGCGTCAATTCATCGTCATAAGTCTTCCAGTTTCGCACGGCAGTCGCCCAACCGTCCAGCGTGATCTCGCTGTCGCAGATCAACCCTTTGATCGTGAACCGGCGACCTCCATAGGCCTTGCTGCCAGCGGAGGCGCTGATCTCCCTCAGGTCAGATGTCAGCGCCCACAATTCAACGTAATCGATCCATGGGATTTCGGACGGCTTGTGCAATTCCAGGTCCAAAAACATCCCTTCGTCGAACTCCATGATCGGGTCCGGTGTCCCCCACCATTCCTGCCCCCGGATCACTTGGTGCGGCACTACCTTCAGCTCGCCGTACCTATCGCAGAAAGCTATCCCGAAGGTCCTCTCTGCCACGTCCTCGATAATGGTCCATAGATCCGCCTTGTCGATCTGGAGATTCGAGATGTAATTCTGGTCATACCACAATACCACGCCGTGGTACTGGCAAAAATTCGTGTGTGTCTGTAATAGATGCCACAGCGCATCGATGGGCCGAAAGTCCGCCACCGAATGCACGCCCGTCGCCGCACTCTGGCCCCAGCGCGTGTTCTGTACCTCCCCCCTCAGAAACATACTGGGACTCTCCAGCGTGTAGGTCACCGTGTCTCTATCGCCGTCATGTTTGAAGTCGCGCCCCCTCACATAGCCATAGAAGAGCCCTTGCGGGTATTTGTAGCCTCCAAAAGTCTCCTTGGTCCCACCCCAATAGTCCTCAGTCCAGATCAACATCCCCCTATGGATTGACATCTCCGGAACGCCCGGAGTCAGTTCAAAGCTCTTGGTGCATTCCAGCACCACCTCCGTGCCGCCCTGCTCATCCGAGGCGCGCCAGCTCTTGACCTCGCCCACGCCATCGAAACCCTGGGAACCGCTCGCGTACACCTTCACGTGTGCGTAGCTGAAATTACTGCCTCCCGCACCCGTTACGGTTAATTTGATCATCGCCGTCGTTGCTGCGGAGGTATTCACCGTTACCGTGGCAGTGCTGGCGTTGTCCAGCGTGATCCCCGTTCCGCTCTCCACGGTCCACGCCCACGTGCTCACCCCGCCGCCACCGCGCACGTAGGAATCCCCCCCATACAGATCGATCGACTCACCCGCGATCACCATCGAGTACCGAGGGCAGATTCGCACCATGGGAGGAAAGGTGAGCGGGCCGCCATTATCCTCAGTTACCTCAAAGTGGAATAATGGAAAACAGGCAAACCGCACCTCCATTCTCTGAGGGCTGGTCCGCAGTTTCTCTTCCTGTTCCGGCGTCAGTGGCATCTTCTACTCCTGGGAGCGCCGAGCCCCAGCTCGGCACCTTACCGAGCGCTCGGTAGACTCACTGAATCTTGCTCAGGTGAAACGTCACCCCGTACACCAGCATCGTCTCCTGCCGCTCCGCCTGTGGCTCGTGACCCCAACAGGTGACGGATCGGTAAGTCCCCATGGCGCCCGTCGTCTTCGGAGGGATCTTCGCGCTCTGAGCCGCATTCTTCGCCGCATAGTACCGGTTCCAGAGCTCCGCCCAGGCCGCCTGCAAGATCACCTCCCAGTAGCATGTCCCCTCCTCGTACCCTTGCTGGATCGGCTTCCCCGTCGCCGCCCTCCCCACGTCTTCCAAGGGCTCCGGCCGGTACTCCTGGGGATCCGGGAGATTCGAGAAGCCGCCGTTGAACTCGAACTTACTCATCGCTTGTAGCCCGCCCCGACCTTCCTGGCCACGTTCTCGAAGCTCTTGTCGATCGCATCAGCCCATTCCCTCATCAGCCGGGCCTCCTCCGTGGACGACAGAGTCCCATCGAACTGAAACGTGTTGTTGGCCTCAATGGTGATGTTCTGCTCCACCGGCCCTCTGCTCGATTGCAGCGCTTCCCACTGTGGCGATCCCTCCCGCCAGAAGCCGGCTTCCGGCAGGCCTTGGCGTCTCCTTTCGACGATGGCCATGGCCTCGGCATGGGCCCCGGCAGTAACGCCCTTCTCCCTCATGAACTCCTCGTGGGTCATCTTGTTCAGCGCGCCGCCGAACAATATCAGAGTGGCGGCGGCCGCCAGCACCGGTGGTAGGATTTGGATAGCCAGTCCTGCCAGGGAACCAAGCCCAAGTCCAGCAGCCGCAGTTCCCGCCTCTGCCGCCGCTCCGCCCCCTAGTGCCATCTTAGCCACCGCTAACGCCGGCAGCATTCCCATCGCCACGTTCCCGGGGATCCCCGTCGTGGCCTGCAAGGCAATCCCTCCGACCAGTAGGGTCTTTGCCCAGGGAGGCCAGGCATTGATGATCTTCAGCACTTCGCCCAGGAAGGTCGCCACCCCCTGGAAGCCCTCCGCCCAGCTCTTCAGCGATGTGCCTACTTCCTCCCAGTTGATGCTGGCCACCCAATCGGCTACCGTACCGAGGCCTTCTTTTATGGCCGTTCCAAGTTCCAATGCCTTCGCCGTCAGTGCCGGCCAGTTCTCATCGACCCAGGCAACCATCTCCTCCAGCCGAGGTTTCAGTTCCTCAAACGTCGTCGGAACACCCATGATCCTCAGCAGTTCACGAAAACGTCCCTTCAATGTGGCCAACAGCCCTTCGGTTGTATGTGCCTGTCTATTGACCAGGTCGAACCCGTACCCCATCTCATCGAGGGCATCGTTGACGATCGATAGATTCTTCTCCATGTCCGATGCGCCCTCGCCGGCACCGGACAGGGCTGCCTCTTGTTTGGCCAATTCCTCGTTCACGTCCTCCAGTTGCTCCCTGAGTTGCACCAACCTATGCTGCTGTTTCAGGTCCGCCGCAGATTGTCTGGTCACCGAGGTCACCCGGCCCAACTGCACCCGTTCCCCCTCCTGCATGGCCAGGTTCAGCTCCTCGATGTCCCAGATCAGGTCCCGTTGCTTCCTCCGCAGGTCCTCCACCGATTCGGCTGTCACCTCGGCTCCGCCCTGGGCCACGCCATAGGCTTCCTTCAGCCTGTTGATGGTGGAACGCGGGATGTTGAAGCGATCCTGGAGGCTGATCCAGTCCCCGGTCATCGCCTCCCTGAGCGCATAGGCGGCGTCCTCTAGGGTCTTGCCAGGGGTCGAGGCTTTGAGGACCTGCGCCGTCTTGACCATCTGCTCGAGCATCTGTTGGTTGAACCGCCCCTCCGCGTCTTTGGCGAAGGGCACCAGCATCTGCCCCGCCTGGTACACCTCTTGTGGATTGAAGCCGGGCCGCAGGGCCTCCTTCATCAGGAAATCGATCGCCTTCCCGGCCTGTTCTGCGTCCCCCACCAGCGTCTCGATCGTCATCCGCATGTTTTCGAGCTGGATGTTGGGATCGATCAGCCAGTCCCAGGCCCCCTTCATCAAGGCGCCCGTGGCGATACCCAGCAGCGCCGTCTTCAGTGAGAAGACTTTGCTGATGATGTTACCGATGAACGTCTGCGCCCCGCGGGCCATCGCCCCGATCGCGCCCAAGGCGAAGGTGGCCCCGTTACCAATCCCCTCCTTCAGCGCCGCCCCGGCCCTGCTGGCCACCTGGGCGATCCCGCTCAGTTCGCTGCCGGCCGAGCTCCGCAACCGTGAGATGGACCGGCTCACCGAGGAGAACCCCGCCTGGGAGTCGTCTTCCACCGTCATCTTGATTGCCAGTTCCGCTACTCTACTTGCCACCTTTCCGCCTCTTCTTCTTGGGGTGCAGCGTCGCCTCCAGCCCGATCATCTCCACAAACTCCAGCATCCGGCCCAGCGATACCCGCTCCATGATCTCGCTGTACCGCACCAGGTCCCCATCAGATAGACGAAAGGCCATCACTCTCAGCGGCGGGTCCTTGGACCGCCCTTGGATGGCCCTGATCAGCCTTTTTGTTTCCTCCCTTTTTTTGGGCGGGTCGCCTCCTCTCCCCGGGCCCCTCCGTGAGGCACTATCGGCTCATCCCCCCACATCAGGCCATTGAGATACTCGAAGAGCTTCAACTGCACCCCCGTCGGCAAGACCTCGCGCCACTCTCTGCCCTCCTTGGGCAAGGGCACCATCTGCCCCTGGGCGTCCTTCAGGTTCCAGGAGACCACCTGCTGCTCGAGCACGAAATCGACGAACCGCTCCGAGGTCTGCTCCAGCTCCTTCCTGATCCCCTCCGCCTCGTCCTCGTTCGAGGGACCCCTGATCAGTTGCCTCTGCAGCCGGTTCATCTCCCGCTGGAACTCAGTGAACTCCTCGTCCACCGTGGCCAGCAGCGCCGCCCTGGGCAGCACCTCGATCCATTCCCCCTCGAACTCCAGCCCGGGGATGCCGAACTGTTGCAGCTCGATCCGCTGCGCCTTGACCTTCATCTTCTCCTCCCGTATCCAGGTCTAGTAGCTGGCGATTGCGTTGTAGAGCTCGAACTTCCCTATCCCGTTGGTGGTATCGTCCTGCGATCTCCAGTCCACCTTGGCCGTGATGAAGTCGCCGCTGTCATCCGGCTCGTGCTCGAAGAGATTCAGGTCCGACAGGGTGATCACCAGGCGGTCGTAGTAATCCACGGTGGCCACCGTCTCCACCACGTCCACGCCCTGGAGATCGATGATCCATTCCCTGGTGGTGTCCGCGATCCAATCGTCGTATTCGTCGTCGTCCTCGAAGAGGAAGATTGCACTGCCCCTCACCGATCGCCCGCCGAACACGATCCCCTGCGGCTGCTGTGTGCCTACGCCGGCCTTGGTCAGGACGCACCCGGTCTCGATGTTCAGCTCGAAGTCCACCACCCGATCGAAGTCCGGGCCTGCCAGAGTGCAAGTCCCCTTCCAGCCAGGGAGAGGCCGGTAGGTCGGCTTGGTGAACTCTGCCGTCGCTGACTTGCCCGGCGCCATCCCCACAAACTCCGCAGCCACGTTGAGGATCGAGTCATCCTCCGCCGGCGCCCAGCCCAGGGTCAACCGGACCACGCCCATCCCCAGGAACTGCTCCACATTCGTCGCTGAGCCGGTGTACAGCCCCTTATACTGCTCGATGGACAGACTCGGAGGTACATCGGCCCAGGTATAGGTGTGCTTCTTGTACGTGATTGCATCGGGCGCCCCAGGCGTCGGGGTCTCTGAGCCGATCACCGCCAGCAGCAGCAGCCCCAACGAGTCTGCGTACAGGTCACCCTCCAGCCGGCCCCCGCCCTGTGTGCGGCCGACCAGGGACTGCTGGTCCAGGTCCATGTCGCCCACCTTGCCCTCGGGAGACATCTTGGCCAGGTCGTACTTCAACCCCCTGGTCTTGGTCGGCCAACAGAACCAATCGGGCGAAGCTGGGAGTTCGCCCCAGCCGTCACTCTCCTTGCACAGTCGTGCGTAGCTCAGCCTGCTCGGTCTTACTGTCATCTGACTTCACCCCCTTGCTGTGTTTCTTGGGCTGGTATGGCTCCCACTGGGCCCCATGATCCCAGCCCTCCGCGACCTCCTCCGGGATCTCCAGCACGTGTCCCTTCACCGGATATGTCCTGTAGCCGATGGACACCGGGCCTTCCTCGATCTCGGCCGAATACAGTTTGATCGTTGCCATATGTCCCCTCCTCCTGGGATCGCCAAACCCCAGCTTGGCCTTACCCCACGTCCACCACTCTGAGCGTGCACTCCCAGCCCAGGTACGGCGTCCCATTCCATTCGATCGTGCTCAGGGCTCCCCCCTGGAATAGGCACATCAGGCACTCGCCCCCCAGGCTCCGGTCCGCTGCGAAGGCCGCGGCCAGCAGCCGGGGATAATCCCTCAAGGCTCCCACCGCCGTCGGCAGATTTGCCCTCTTCTGCAGTACCAGGATGGCGATGACGTACTCCTGCTGGAAGACGTCCGGCGCCGCCTGGAGGTCGTTCCCCATCGTCTTCTCCAGGTTGATGATCGACGGGAATGTATTCGCGCTCTCCGGCGGGTTCGAGAAGACCGTCACCCCGCTGATGGTCTCCTCCACCGTCACCACGGCCGCTATGACGTCGTCCAGGTCCATCTCGCCTCAGTTCAGGGCGTGGAAGCGCCGCTTGTATCGATTCAGCACTTCCACCATGTACGGTGTCAGCGCCTTCTTGTAGAACAACTGCCCCAGCTCCGGGATGGCCCCCGCGTCCTGGTACGCCTGCTCCGCGGCCTTGAAGCTCCTGGTGGCCAGCTGCACGCACACGTCCCACAGGTCGGCCAGATCGTTGTCCTCCGCTGGCGCCTCCGCGGCGTATCCCCAGCTGGCCGTGATCTGCACGTTGTTCCTGCCCTTGGTGAAGGCACTATAGTCGCCGTCGGGATCCACGAAGATCTTCATCTTGGGCGTCTCGTTCAGCGGGTAGAGGATGTAGTCCGTGGCTGCCCACGTGTCGTCCTCCACGATCACCGTTCCCTCGTCGCCCACCTCCACCATGTCGGGGATGATCAGGTATTCCTTCCCGTTGCCATCGAAGTGCTTCGTCGAGCTGGCAGCGGCGTCGAAGCACCTCAGGCACCAGCGATCGATGAACCTGCTGGCCCCGGTGATGATCCCCGCCAGCCAGTCGTCGTACTCAGCGCCGATGCTGAGCCGCGCCTCTATGTCCGCCAGGACGCAGTAGTCGCCCATCACTCCTCCACGGCCGCCCCAAACAGATCGTCAGCCTGCGCTTCCTCTGCGAAGCCGCACGCGATCCAGGACTGCCCCAGCTCCTGGGGGACATCGTACTCATTGTCACGAGCGAACGAGCCGTGCGGCCCCGAAAAGCTGGTCAGCGCCTTGATCTTCATCATCACGACCGGCGCCTTCTTACCCTTCCTCGCCATCACCTGCCTCCTTCTCTGGCCGTATCTCCACGGCCAATCCTGAACTCACCCACTCTCTGCCCGACTCCTTGGGCACGTCGTACTCCCCCTGCGGCGCGAAGGATCCCCCCGGCCCGGAGAACCCCGTCACCGCCTTGATCCTCATCGTCTGTCCCCTCCTGAAGAAGTACCTGATCTGCTGGTCGTACTCAGGAGGCACAAAACCCCTCATCTCCCCGAACCAGGCCGGCTCCACATGGGGCCAGACAATCGCCCCGTCCTCGTCCTTGTGCCCGCAGGCTACGCCGGGATGCCCCCACATCGTGAACCCTGCCTCGAGCACGTCCTCCGCAAAGGGCGTGTCACAGGGCAGCTTCTCGTGGGCCTGGAAACTGATCTGCTCCAGCACCGCCCTCCTGGCTACCATACAGCCCAGGCCCACTCCCGTCACCGGTCCGGGCCCATCCCCACTGTGCCCCATCAGATTGCATGCGCTGAAACCGCTGTGTTTCTCCCTGAACCTATAGGAGCCCAGCGCCACGTCCACGCCCAGCGCCCGCAGCTCCTTCCAGGCATCTGGCGGCGGAATGATGTCGGACTCCACGGTCATCAGGTGCGTGTAGTCCCCCGCCAGGAACATTTGCCTGCCCCTCCGGTAGTTCCAGTTGACGTTGTCCACGTCCCTCACCGAGAGGTTATCGTGCGTGAACACGTAATCTCTGGGACAGTCGAACTCCAGGGCGAAGATCGCCCACAGCGTCTCCGGCTCCAGCCTCCAGGTCGGACAGAAGACCATCACCGTATCTAGCCGTTCCACGGGAGTCCGAACCTCGGCAGGTAAGCATGACGCACCACCACGTCTCTCCGTGCGTAGACCCTGAACCCCATCTCCCTGGCCTGGGCCATCAGGCTCACGTGCTCCACTTCATCTCCGATCGGAGCGTATCTACCGCGCGCTCGGTAAACCTCCGCCGGGATCAGGTAGCAGCTCCCCACGCTGTCCACCTCCACCAGGTCCCCGCCCTCGCAATATAGCGGGTACAGCTCGAACCGCCTCCCGTCCTGGATGAAGCCCCCGATGTCGTAGAACCGATCTGGCGGGAACCGCAGGTTCCTCTCGAGGAGCACGAAGGGCGCCACGATGTCCCCCTCGCTTACCTCCGCCAGCAGCTCCACGATCCTCGCCGGCACCTCCACCAGGTCCACGTCCAGCCATAAGATGTGCGTGTGCTCTGGCCGCAGATGCCGCTCCACCAGCTCGTTCCTGGCCCGGGCGTTGTCGGCGTACTTCCCCTCAGCGGGAGGATAGTCGTTCAGGTACAGCGCCCTCTCCCGCTGCGGCCAGGTCAGCGCCCCGTAGATCCCCTTCGAGATCTCCAGCAGCTCTTTGGGCGTGCTGACCCGCGCCGGCGTCGCTACCAGGACGTTCATCGGCTCCTTGTGGGGAGGGGCAAATCGCCCCTCCCCTGCTATTCAGTTGTTAGGCTGTCGGGTGCAGCCCGTGATAGAAGGCCGTGGCCAGCATCACGTGGCTGTCCCACCGCTCGTAGGCGCGGAACCCGATCTGGCCGGACGCCGCGTACAGTTCCTCGAGCCGCTTGACGGTCATCCCCTCCCTCAGGAAGATCCAGAAGTAGGAGAAATCGCCGATCAAGAGGGTCTTGGCGCTGGCCGCGATCGCGGCCACGTTCGGGTTGGTGACCACAGGCACCCCCAGCAACTGGTCAGGCTGCCCTGCCTGGAGCCCCGGTTGCCACAGGTACTGGTTGTCCGAATCCTTCAGCTTGCGGATGGCTTTGATCGTCGCGTCCCTGGCCATCCAGCGGGTCTGTGGCCTGCCCCGGTACTGGAAACCCAACGCGTGATACAGGTCGATCACCTCGTCGGCCGTGATCGCCGAGGCCGAGGCGAAGTCCACCCCCTTGGTGCTGCCCGTCACCACACCCTGCGGCTGGCTGGACCCCGTCCCCGTCGTCCCGCCAGCGTCCATCGCCAGAGCGAAGGCATTCGAGAAGTCCGGGGCCAGGATCTGCCCCCACAGGTCGAACATGCTGTCCGCCACCAGCTCGTCGCTGGCCTTGGACAGGCGAGTGTACTTGTACGCCACCACGTCGATGTCCGCTGTGGTCGGCTCGACCTCGTCATACGCTGTCTCTTCGGTCGTAAGCACCGCCGCCGAGCTGGCCGTCAGGGTCGGGACATGTGCCTTCTCTCTGGTGATGCGCACCACCCTGGAAATAGGCATCATCACGCCTGCCTGGCTGATCGCCTTGACCAGCTCTGTGACCCATTCCTCGGGCACCAGCTCCAGGCCCTCGGTGGCGGTATCCTCCTGCATCGCCGCCTTGTAGGCCGTCGGGATGGCTGCCCCGGGCACCCTACGCCCGCTGTGGAGCCAGTTCTTGAAGGCCGCCACGTGGACCGCCTTGGCCCCGTCCGGCGTGAGCTGCGGCACCTGCCCCGCGTAGATGCTCTTCAAGGCTGCATCCACGTCCACACTCTTGGTGGCCCCATCCGGAACAACGGCCTCTCCCTCCCCAAAGTCGAAGGGCGGCCGGCCGAACGCCTTGGCTGCGTCCGCGCTCCTCTCCAGCGTGCGTGCCTTCTTCTGGGCCTCCTCCATCTCGTCCATCAGCTTGTCGGCCCGGTCGAAGTCCTCCTTCGTCGGGTTCTCGCCGTCCAGGATCGCCTTCGCGTCCTCGTACGCTTTCTTCGCTTTCTCGTACAGCTCTTTCGCTGTCATCTGTCTAGTCTCCTTTCGATCTTTGTTTCAGCCCTGCCTCCAGCAGCCGCAGCCGTCGCCTCCGCAGCTCCACACCGCCCGCCTGGCCGGACGCCCCCGCGTCCGCTATGCCCTGCGCTCCCGCGATGAGTTGCTCCGGTAGCTCCAAGCCCGCCTCCTGGAAGAAGGCCTTCATTGACTGCACGTCCGTGAACCGCAACTCCGCCGGGTGTGTGGTCATCGTGGCCTCGATGAGTGGCCACTTGGTGATCTTCCCGTCGGGCGCGATCTCCATCAGGTCGGGCAGGGAGCGGCTGCTCCAGTTCAGCACCCCCATCCCGATCAGCTTCTCCACTGCCGCCAGATACTTCTTCCTGGCGTCCAGTTGTCCCTCGATCCACATGCCGACCTCGTCGGCCTTCATGTCCACCGTGGTGAACTGCCCCATCGCCGTCAGCTTCAGCGCGCCATCCTGACCGTGCTCATAGAGGATCGGTCGCTGTGGGAACCAATCCAGGCAGAGCTCTGTGTCAGCGGCGAAGTAGGTATTCTCCAGGTCCTTCAGCGTGGGATTGCCCCACACCATCAGGTATCCGCCCACCTTCCCGTTGCCCAGCGACTTGATGGCCGTACTCGCCTTCTGCGCCAGCGGCTGGAAGACGAGCTGCCCCTCGACGGGCTCCCCCAGCACGATCTTCCCGTCCTCGAGGGTGTAGTCGCACATCCAGACTGAACCGCCCCTCTCGTACCTGATGTGGTCGTCATAGACCTTGATGTTGCTGGCGTACTCCTTGCCAGCCGGCATGTCAGGGTCCGGATTCAGCAGCCTCCAGATCTGCTGATCGATCTCATCCAGGCTCATCTCCTCAACCTTCGTCGCGCTCCGCAGGTCCATCACTCGCGGTTTCATGTTACCTCCTCAGCCTTTCGGCGATCCTCCGCCCTGCCTCCTCCAGTCTCTTCTCCACGTTAGGCAGGGCCTCCTCCACGATCTCCAATAAGTGCTTCCAGTGTCTCATCCACTTGGGCTGCCTGGGACCCCGCACGTACGGTGCGTACTTCAGATTCGTCCCCAGAACGCCCTCCACGCGGCCCCCGATGCTGGTTGTTTTCACCAACCACTTGGTCGCATACTGCATTGTCCGTTCATAGAGAACTCCCTCTGGCTTCGGCGGGTAGTCCGTGATCACCGATTGCATGTCCAGCAGGCTCTTGCTGGTTACGTTCTTCAGCTCCTCCCTGACTATCCTGGGCGCATCTGCCAGCCTGCTCAGCAGCTCCTCGTCGCCCTCGATCTCCACCTTGACCCTGAACATCAGGCCCGCCTATCGGGATTCCATGCCAGGAAGCTGACCTTCCCGTCATCCGCCCTCACGAAGGCCGGCACAACCTGCTCAGTTTCAATATCCTGGTGTGAGATGCGGAGTTCCTTCCTGCGTTGCCCCGCGTCTCGCGCCGGCCCTTCGACGACCGTGCCGTCTGGCCAGGGAAGTCCGCAAAAACCAGCCTCACCCCCGAGCTGTTCCCACAATTCGTCACTCACCAGCACACGCGCTGTAGCCATCACGCCTCCATCACCACTGGGGCCTCCCCACATCGACACCTCACGTGCCCTGGAGGTCCATCCCGCGTCTCGCCCTTCAGCTTCCCGGAGGGTATCACGTACGGCTCCTCCAGCGTCCTTCTCTGCTTATGCAGCGGCTTGCAGATAAGTTGGCATACCAACTCATCGTTCGCCGTCCGCCACTCGTACCCATCAACCACTCCGGTCTTGTTCCAGATCAGCCGGTTGCCCTGCGTGTAGGCTGTCGTCGCCTCTGTGGTGGCGATAGCCTCCGCCCTGCTCTTGTCCTCGAAGATGACCTCGATGCGCTTCGTCAGCTCCTTCAGCGGCTCCCCGGTCTCGATCCAGTTGGCCAGTGTCTCCCGGACCGCCGCCTGAGTGATCGGCGTGATCTCCTTGATCAGCTTCCCCGCATATTCTCGGGCCCAGCGCAGCGCCTCCTCGTTCACCAGCGACCAGTCGAAACCCAGACCCAGCTCCGTGTCCAGGAGACCGATCCCTAGCCGGCCCGCTTCCTCGATCGCTTCCTCGAGGAGGGGCAGAATCACGCTTATCTGGACCCGAACGTGCTCCTCCCAGAATGGCTCATCCCCCAGGATGTCCTCGATCAGCGCCTTCACCGGCCGGGCCGCCATCTGCGCTTGCGATTGGAAACGTTCGATGAACCGCTTGCTTTCTTTCTTCCACACCGCCAGCAGCGCCTCCGCTGCCTTGGGCTCCCACTTCTTCCTCAGCTTCTCGTAGGGGGAGGTCTCTCCCTTCCAGCCTTTCAGGCTGCCTGGCTCGACAAGTCGAAAGGAGGCCGCAAACGCGGCCTTCACCTCCTCCTCGCTCTTGGCGCCCTTCAGCGACCTCACGATCTGGCTCTTCAGCCCTTGGGGGATCGCCTCGCTGTTGAACTCGTAGCCCCCCGGATCCTCAGCGCCTTTCACCAGCCTCAGGGCCACCGACCGCCACCGCTTGAGCTCCGCCTTCAAGTCCGCCGACTTCGCCGGCACCATGGGCGTCTCCGCTACTGGCCCCTTCACCAGTTCGGCCATCAGCATCTCGCCCCGCTCATCCTCCAGCGGGCCCACGCTCAGATACCGCTGCCGGAACTCGTTCACTGTCTGAGCCGGTCCATACGTCTTGGCTTCCTGCACCGTGAGGATCCTATCCTGCGGGCGGATGTCCTCGAAGTTCGCTACCAGGTCCTCGCCATACCATCTCCACAGGACCTGCGCGGTGATCTCCTCGCCCACGTACACCAGCAGAGGCCAGATCGTTTTCTCCTTGAACGTCTGATCGGCTGCATTCGCATTGGCCCTGGTGGCATCCTTGGCCCACACCGCTGCCGGGATCCCATAGATGCGGTCTATCTCCTCCCTGGTGAACTCCCTGCCGGCCAGGTAGTCGATGTCCCTCTGCGCCAGACCGATGGCCTGCACGCTCAGGTCGCCTGCCCTGGCGACGGCTGTTCGCCTCGCAGAGGCGCGGAGCTCACTTACGATCTCGTCCTTGATCAGCTCGAACTCGCCCGGGGCGGTATCCTGTGGTAGGCTGATCAGCGTGGTGGGGATGGCGTTCTTCTCTCCGAAGAAGTTCCAGTTCCAGATCTGCATCGCCTGATCGGTCTTGATTGCCAGCCGGACGGCCTGGATGTCCGACATCCCCTTGTAGATGCTCTGGTGGTTCCACTGCCGGAAGTGAGCCACGAACTCTATGGGGATGACGTGCTTTCTCCCCTGCACCTCATAGGCGAAGCCATCCAGGAACTTGTCCCGGTCCTTGCTGGGTATGGGCTCCATCTTGCTCGCCGGGAGCGGCCAGATCTCCGCCAGGCCGTCACCTCCGGGAATGAGCAGCCAATAGGCATTCCCGTCTAACTTCAGCCAGCCCACCGTGTACTGCATGAGGAAGCTCCGGGCCATGAAGGGGTTGGGGCGCCGCATCAGGACCTCAAAGGGGTGATTGGAGATCGCCTCCGTCTCTTCGCCTTTTTCCCTGACTACGTCCAGCCCTGCCTGGCTGAACTCCCTGGCGATCATGTTGATGTCCGAGTAGACCCAGGAGATCTTCATCGCCAGGTCTTCGTCCTTGCGCCTGTTCCAGTCTCCGAGACTCCATAGCCCCGTCTGCGCCTCTGCCTCGAAGAAGGTCGGCCGCTCTCCCGATTTGCGGTAGCCCCGGCTCCGCAGGTACGCATCTACCACGTTGCCGATGAATCCCATCTCACCTCACGCGAAAGCTACCAGGGGTCCGCCCCGGCCCGTCAACATCTCCACCGCCCCACTGACGGCGTCTACCTGATCATCGTGGACCCCCTCGGGGAACATCTGGCACTCATTGAGGAAGCTCTCGATGTCCCACGATCCGTCGTTGACGATCTTCACGTTGCCCACCTGTGCCTGCGAGGCCCACACATTTGCCCGCGCCACTTTGTCCTTCATGGGCCTGTAGCCCCTGACCGTATACTTGCCTTGCAGCAACGGATCTCGCATGATCTCCCTGATCAGGGCCTTGCCCGAGGCCCCCGGTTCCTGCTCCACTCCGATCGCCGTCTCTCGCCCATCGAGGGCCGCCGTCTGTCCCATCAATCTCTTCACGTTGGCCCAGCTCCGCTGAGCCTTCAGCACCTGCTCGATGTAGTAGACCTTGTCTGCAAACGAGACCCGGGCCCCTGCCGTGAAGTCCGGATCATCCTTCGACAGCTCCTTCTCCGTCGCCGCCAGGTCCCAGAACCGGACCCTTTTGGCCTCCGCCGGCGCCGCCTCCACGATCTCGAACCACTCCCGCCGGATCACGTTGCCGGCCCCGGCCATGATGTCCCAGTCGCCCTCGAGGAGCTGCATACGCTCCACCAGGGGCAGCGCCTTCAGCCGGGCTATGTAGGCTGGGTCCTTCTCCATCAGGTGCGGGTTGTCCCACACCGTCGATTTGATGAAGGTCCTCGCCATCCCGTCCGGATCGTTGGCTCCGCACTCTACCTCTCCCGCACCTTCCGGCTTGAACCAGCGAACTTCGCCGTCGGCGGCCGGGTGCGGATGCTTCTTATCCAGCCAGGCTCCCCACCGCCTCTTCACCCAGTTGTGGCCGACACCGCCCGGGTTCGTCCCGGCCCTGATCCTGGGTGCTACACCAGAAGTGGACCTGGCCCTGCTGAACAGATACCGGTACTGCGCCTCGGTGAAGGTGGTCAGCTCATCGAAACCGATGTAGGCATACTCCGCTGATTGGTGCTTCAACCGGTCCGGCTCCCCCTCCATGTGGCGGAAGACGAGCATCGCTCCCGCTGGGAAGCGCCACATCAGGTGCGTCTCGTTATACCGGCCCCCCAGGATTGGACACAGCCTGCGGCTGCGTTCGATCAGGCCCTCGGGTTGCTGTAGCTCTGGAAAGGTGCGCCTGAACAGGATGGCGTTGTACCCTGGCACGTGGACGTATCGCAGGGCCTCCACCAGCAGCGATTCGGTCTTGCCCCCGCCAGCCTGTCCACCATACAGAACCTCAAACGCCGGGTTCCGGTGAAACCTCTCCTGAGGCCCCCGGCTCGGCTTCCATGTCCAGCTCATCTATCTCCGGAAGGTAGATCATCGGTTTGGCACGTTGTTCAGTGATCTCGGTCGGCTCCCCACCCAGCAGCAAGGCCTTGTCGATCATGATCCCCGTGATCACCGCGGCCTCCTTCGCCGTGGTGTCCTTCAGCTTGTCCTTCACCTGCTGCAGTGCATCCTTCGCCGTCTCCCAGACAGCCGAGATGAAATCCGTGCGCTTTTCTCGGCGGACCTCGGCGAACTCGTCGGCGAACTTCGTTCGTTTCCAGTCTCGCAGCGTCCTCTCAGGGATGCCGCATGCCTTGCTAGCGGCCGTAGCGTTCCCGCCAGATTCTGCCAGGGCCTGGAGCCCTCTCTCGATGTCCTCATCCGTGTACTTGCTTCCCTGAGCCATCTTCTCCCTCACCGAGCGCGCGGTAAACAAAAAGGCGGCCAGCCCCTTTCGGGATTCTGGTCGCCCTTCCTACGGTAACGACTCCGGCTGCCGATGCAGCCCTATGTAGTTGTCATTCGGTAGTATACCACAAGTTCTAGCGGTTTGTCAAGACCCAATCATTCGATCTTCCTCAAGTCCCTTTTCTCTTTGACAGAGACAGAGAGAGAACTATTGCTGAAGTTGATGGTGATCTCTATCTGCCCCTGCTTCGTCGCGTCTATACGCTCCCGCAGCGCGTAGATCTCCATCATCACCGCCCCGGTGCGTTTCCCCAGGGACAGCCGCTGGCCGTCCTCCGTCAGGAGATCGGTGGCTCTACTCACCACCCATCACCAGGTCCCACCTTGCCGGGTCCACGTCCGCAGTCAACTCCTCCTGCGCGTCCGTGCCTCTCCAGACCCTGACCATGTTGCTGATGATCACCCCGGCCGTGATCATCAGCGTGATGGCCCACAGGCCGAGCAGGTCAACCATCAATGCCACCTCAGCCGCGTTCACCCTTTCCACCTCCATCCTCCCTCTCTTCTATCTCGATCCTGAACCCAGGATAACACGGATCGATCACAATACTGCCCGTCTTTATGCCGATCTGGTCGTCATCCACGCCCACGACGCCTTTCAGCGCATCGCAGATCGTCTCGTAGTAGTTATGATCATCGCGTTTCCGGCCGTCCGGATACTGGAAGTGCACCACCACCTCCACGCGCGGCTCCAGGCTCCTCCATCCCATGGCCATCATCGTCGCCTTGACCTCCCAACCCAGGCGGTCCATCCAGGCCAGCACCTCCGGTTTGTAGTTCCGCTTTGCCTCGGGGCCCAGCCGGTTGTGGTTTTTGCTGAGGTTCTTTCCCCACGGCATCTCGACCACGATCTTCATCTCAGTTCCACCAGATCACTGCCCACGTCCCCAGCGTGGGCTTCTCTGTTCCCTCTCTCCGCTCTCCCACGAGAACCATGCTGATGGCGCCATGCCCGGGTTGCCTGGCGCACCTTACCAGGAACGCTGCCAGGTCCTCCTCCTCGATCTTTTCAGCCTCCAGATCCCTCGCCATTTCCTCTAGCGAAATCGAGTCGGTTAATCGAAGCCAACGGCGCCATCGCTCATTCAGCCAGTTCACGCAGCCTCCACACCCTCACACCATGCACATAACCTTGCCAACCACACTGTGCCGCCGTCTCGCCGTCGATCTCGATCACCTCTCCCCGATCCAGCAACGCGTCCAGGTGACCCACCTGGGCCACGTCCACGATGTGTCAAATGTGCAGCGAACCTCCGGGGAGGTCCACCAGCCAGTAATCCCCGAGCTGCATGGGATCCGACGTGATAGCCGCCGCCAGACACGGCCACGAACAATCCAGGCCGGGGTTCCAGCCCTCGGCCACGCGCCTCTCGCAGACGGAGCGCAGGTCCACCTGGTGATAGAAGGCGCCGACCCCTTCCTGGAACCCGGTCACCTGGAGCTCGACCAT